AACGACGGATGGAGATCGGGGCCATGGGACTGTCGTTTCTCGTGACCGAAACGCGGCAAGCCGAGACGGCACGCGCCAAGGAGATCGACGCCGCCGCCGAGAACGCGACGCTGGCCGACGCCGGGATCGGTATCGAGGACGGGCTGAACATGGCGCTCGTGTACCACGCCGCGTACTACGGCGTCGCGCCCGAGAACGCGCCCACGGTGAGCGTTGCGAAGAACCTCGACGGCACGCGACTCTCGGCGCAGATGGTGGCGATCCTGTCGAAGCTGCGCGCCGAGTTCCAGCTCAGCGCATCGGAGTTCCGCGAACTGCTCGCACGCGGCGGGATCATCACGCCCGCGATGGCCGAGCCGGAAGCGATTGCGGAAGCGGAACTGCTCGCCGCCCTCGACCGACCGGACGCGAACCCGCTGCCACTGTCAGACACGGAGCCTGCATGAGCTACGTCAGCCTGCGCGAGCTTGGCGACTGCAATGTTGGGTGGATTCTGCCTGCCGAGTCGTATGAGCGTATCCTGCAGCAGTTGGAGTCTGGCGCGACGTGGCTCACCTTCCGCACCAAGGATGGCTGTGACGCGCACCTGCGCGCCGATAGCGTGGCCTCACTCGCCTTTGTCTCAGACGAAGCCGAAGCCGCAGTCGAGGCTCGTGCTGCGCGGGAGCGCCTGAACGAATGACGCCGAAGCAACTTGCCAACGCACTCGCGCGACTGTTCCCGAACGTGCAGCGCGCCGTGATCGCGCAGCTCATTGCCTGGCAGCAGGCGGCAGGCCGTGCGCCGATGCAAGCGCTCGTGGATGCCGTCGAGCGTGGCGACGCCGCGCGCGCGGCCGACGTGCTGCTCGGGCCACCGCCGTCGTCATACGTGTCCTCGCTCAACGCGGAGCTCCCGCGCGCGGCGCTCGCCTACGAGGGCGTGGCGTCACGGACTGCCGCCAGCGTGATGAGCACGACCGAGCGCGCGCTGATCCGCGCCGTGGCCGAAACCGTGATCGACGGGCAGGTCATGGCGCTTGACCTCACCATGCCGACGATCCGGCTCCCCGACGCGACCGCGCCGACCCCGGCCCGCACGGTGCTGCAGACCGCCGCCGCCGTGTCGCGCGACATGCAACGCGCGGCACGCGCGGTGGCGTACGGCGAAGGGGCGCTGTCCTACCTGCGCTCCGAGGCGCGGGTCGGCGTGCGCGTGGCAGTCGAGGAAGGATTACGCGCCGGCCGCAATCCGGTCGACGTGGCGCGCGGCCTGCGCGACGTGGTGGGGCTCGGGAAGTCGCAGGCCGTGTGGGTGACGAACCTGCGCGCTGAGTTAGAGGCGGGGCGGCTCTCGACCGCGCTGCGCCGGCAGCTCGTCAATGGCAATATCGCCAGGACCATCGAGGCGCGGCTGCGCAACGGCAAGCCGCTGACCGCCGCCGAGATCAATAAGATCGTCGGCACGTATAGCGACAAGATGCGCGCCTTCCACGCCGAAACGGTCGCGCGCACCATGACGCTTGACCTCCTGCGCCACGGCCAGATCGCGGGGCTGCGTGCCGCCGTGGCCGATGGCGAGTACGCCGGCCTGCGCCTGCTCAAGCAGTGGCACACGACCATCGACGGGCGGCAGCGTGACAGCCACGAGGCACTCGACGGCGAGGAAATTGCGCTTGATGATGTATGGTTCGACGACGACGGCACCACGATGACGCCGCGCGACGTGCCAGGGGGCTGGCAGTGCCGGTGTGCGATGAGCTTCCGTGCGGTCCCTAACGGGACGACACTCCCTGCCGCGTGACGCGCGCGGCTACCCTCGCATGAGGATAACCAGACCCGTATGAGCTTCCCACGCTTCAAGACACTGGACGAAGTACCCGAGCCGTTCCGGCACCTCTATCGCTTCGACGCCGCGCAAGCCGAGGCGGTAGCCGACGCCGTGCAGGGCAGCGAGGTGGCAGGGCTCAAGGACAAGAACCGCGAGCTGCTGCGCTCCATTGCCGACCTCAAAACGCGCTACGCGGACATTGATCCCGAGGAAGTGAAGAACCTCAAGACCATCGGCGCGAAAGCCGAGGAGCTGGACGCGCGCCTCGTGGCGGCGACCCGCGAACGGGCTGACGCCGAGGCGAAGTACCTCAAGCGCACCGCGCGCCTGCACGACGCGACCCGCGACGGAGCCATCGTCGCCGCGCTCGCCAAGCACGGCGCGACGCCGGAGCTGCTGCGCCCGTACCTGTCGCAGTTCGTGTCGGTGACGGAGGACGAGGACGGCGGCATGAGCATCGCCGTCAAGGACGCGAGCGGGAACGTGCGCTTCAAGAACGGGGCTGGCGACCGGCTCGACGTGGCCGACTTCGTGGCCGAGCTGCGCGAGCAACCGGCCTTCGCCCCGGCCTTCAACGTCACGCCGCCGAGCGGGGGCGGGGCACGTCAGGGCACCCCGCCAGCCGGGGCGCGACGCATGGGCGTGCCGGACTCGCGGACCATGAGCGCGAACCTCGACGACATCGCCAGCGGCAAGCTCGTGATCGACGCGGACTAGCGGAACCAAGCGGGGCGGGTGTAGGTTCTCCCGCAGCAGATCGACGGTCAGGCCGTCGAGGTGTCGGGCCGCTGAGGGCGGCAACGTGTTGGACACGCTGAGCGCAGCATCACGCGCACGGCGACCACGTTACTCCGCGCCTCGACGGCCTTTCGCGTGCCTCGTGGTGCCACACATCACACACAGAGGCCCGTCCGACCATGCCGAATACGTTCCCCCTCGTGCAGGCGTCTGCGCAGTTCGCGAAGATCCTTCGCGCCAACTCGCTCGCCACGCGCGTCATCACGAACGACGTCGACGGCCCTGCGGTCGGCTTCGGTGATACCGTCAACGTGCGGTTCTCCGTCCCGCAGACGCCCGTCGCCATCACGCCCGGCCACCTGCCGACCGCCGCGCAGGATGTGGCCCCGACCTCCGTCGCGGTCGTGGTCGATCAGTTCTTCGAGCGCTCCATGGCCGTGACGGACAAAGAGGCTACTGAGATCCAGGCCGGCTACGTCCCGATGGAGATGGAGCAGATGGGCGCGGACTTGGCGAACCAGATGAACACGTTCATCTACCGCCGCCTGATCGAAGGGTCGTCCCGCGCCTTCGGCACCGCTGGCACCAACCCGTTCGCGACGACCGAGGACACGTACCTCGACGCCATGCAGTACCTCATCGAGCAGCTGGCCCCGATGGGTCAGACGGTCGGCGTGTTGCGCCCCGACGCATGGCGGCGCGCGATCCAGGTGCCGAATCTCGTGCAGGCTGATCGTCGCAGCACGGCAGGCTCGCCGCTCGTGACCGGCAACCTTGACATGAGCTACGGCGCGCCGCTGGCCGTCGATCAGCTCGTGCCGACCCGCGCGACCGCCGCCCTCGGTGCCGGTGCCCTGACTGCGAACGGCGTCAACGCGCTCGGCGCGACCACGGTCAGCATCGCGAAGGGCGCTGGCGCGAACGTGATTCTGGTGGCCGGTGACGTGCTCACGATTGCCGGTCACGCCGGCTCGTATGTCGTGGCGACCGGCGTCACGGTGACGGCTGGCGCAAACACGGCAGTCGTGCTGAACAGCGGTCTGCTGCAAGCCACGGCGGGCGGCGAAGTCGTCACGCTGATCGGTGCCGGCACGAGCGTGCGGCACAACCCGCTGTTCTCGCGCAGTGCGATGGCGTTTGCCTCGCGCCCGCTGACGGAGCTCAGCATCGGTGGCCGCATGGGGGCCGAGGTGTTCAACTACTCTGACCCGCTGACCGGCATCGTGATCCGTGCCGAGATCGAGCGGCAGAACTACCAGACCAAGCTGAAGTTCGCCGTCCTTTACGGCGGGCGCGTGATCCGTCCGAACCTCGTGACCACGCTGCTCGGCTAAGATCGGCGCTGGCTGCGCGCACACGTACCGCAGACGGTCGCTGCCTCACACCCTGAGCGGCGACCGTCTGCGCATCACACCACACCTTGACGGAGCATTGGATTCGTGATCGTGTCCACACCTGCCGCGACGACGGCGAACAGCTACGTGAGCGTGGCGCAGGGCGACGACTTCTTTGCCGGCGAAGTCGTCGCGACGGCGTGGACGACCGCGACGCTCGACCAGAAGGAACGCGCATTGCGGAGCGCCACCACGATGATCGACGGCCTTGATTTCATCGGGCAGCGCAGCACGACAGAACAATCCCTCAAGTGGCCGCGCCTCGTGGAAGACCTGGACGAACGCTTGATCGAACAGACCGACATGCCGCTGCGGCTCGTGCGCGCCACGTGCCGCCTCGCCTACGCGCTGCTGATCGCGGCACCGGAGCAGGTGTTCGACGCGCGGGAGATCAAGTCGGAGAAGGTCGGCCCAATCGCCACCGAATACTTCGACGGCGCGACCGCTGGCGTCCGCATCGGCCTCGACCTGTACCCGCTCGTGCTGACCGAACTCGCCCCGCTGCGCAGTGCCGGGGCGCAGCTGTCGACGGTGCGCGCGTGAACGCCGCTGGCGTGCTGCGGACACTGCTCCGTGCGCGCAGCACGTTGCTCGTGACCGTGCCAGCCGCGCAGTTCCTCGACACGCAGAGCGGTCGGAACAACGCGCTGACGCCGGTCACCTATCGTCCGGTCGGCGTCATCGTGCCTGACGGGGCGGCGGTGGCCGCGAGCCGTGGCGACGAAACGGCCGACGAGAACGGCGCACAGG